GTTCTCTCTAGCTAGATCTTATATTGCTATAAGACTAGATCCACCTACCACCTAAGGTAGGATATATCCTCTCGGCATCACAGTTCTTGATAGAACTTGCTGCTGATTGGCATACTGCAATATCCTTTATCTAAAGGAATTGCGGGACGCGTACGGCACTTAGTGCCGACGATACTCAGTCCGGAGGTTACTACACCCCCGTCTGGATAGAAGTCCCTAACCCACGAACTTGGTCCAGTTGTGGCCTCCCGGTGTTCAAGCGGGAGAACCGGTTTCCGGTCCCAAGTAACGTTAAGCCAGTGAATGTAAGCTCCATCTCCCAGTATCTTATCCTTTATCAAAGGGACAAGTCGTTTCCTCGGATTATCCGGGGTTACTAACTGATAGATGGAACCCAGATCACGGCCCCCCCAAAAGTGTGAAGGGATTGCATCTCTTACTCGTTCCCAAAAGGGTTCGAACAGAGGGCAAAGAACTCCGACGCAATTCTGCCCAGCCCATCTGCGGATTTGATTTCCTAGATGGATTAGGTCAGTAAGTTTGCGAATCGGACCCTTAACATAAAACGGGGTAATATCGTAGCCATCGTAGTAATGGCCGCCGCAACTCTCACGAAAAGGACCTTCAGAAAATGACTTAGAAACATTAGTTTCGAAACCAAAGTATGAAAGAACCCACACAAGAGTGTCGGCTAGCCTACTGGGGACGATTATATCGTCTCCGTAGACACTTACGACACCAGGGATGCCCTCAAAATATGATGTGGTACGTGCTATTGCGTAGAACAAGAGAGACTCGAGTTCAAACGTAAAGCCGTTACCCATCGAAGAGAACATCTCGTTGACATGTTCCTCACCGTCGATAATGGTGATTGGACTGCGAAGTCCACTTAAAAAGGTAAACCAAAGATCAGGCAGCAACAACTCGACAAGAGAAGTTGAGACCGAATCGCTGGCCGAACTGAGGTCAAGTGTAGCGAGAGATCCTGTTAGGGATCCTTCGCGAGCAAGACGACGGTTCCGAGATTGATCGTTAAGATTAATCCCGACGTTGCGGAGACCGTTACGAATAACAGAACCCGCACCCTTTTGAAGGAACATATTGATATCTGGCTCTTTACAAGCACAGCGATCAATAGTCGTTGTTTTGGGTACAGTAAATAGGATATTCCCCTTAACAACGTTCAGAGAACGTTGTTCTGAGAAGGTCTCCCATCCAGGCATTAGTTCGAGTGCTAACTCAAACCAATCCTGGCATGCAGATGTGATGTCTGCTTGTCCGAGATACTTACTTGCTGGAAAGCTTTCAGTACGGTTTCGACTGGTAGAGGCACCGCCCGAAAAGGCCCCAATAAGGGCCTCGTCAGGCACTACGTCTCCAATGATACCGAGGATGATCTCACGTGCCTTATCAACGAACGAAGACCACTCGACGTGCGGAAGTATTTTGAATTCCGAACACGTTGAAATTAAGCGGTCATTCGTCGCCTCATTGTTCCGTTCGGTAGCAAGCCATTTATTGATGGCCCGCGTCCGACGGGTGAGGGGAGGATCCGTATCATCAGATACGAATTTACTCCAGATTTGGCTCTTCAGATACGTCACTTCCGGAGTTTCCGGGAGTTTCTGTACGTATTCTGAGAGTTCGTGAGTCCAATCCACGGACAACGTCAGGTTGGCGTCGAAATTCGACCGTTGCACCTGATGACGTGATGAGGGGCTGTTGCCCATATCTCATTTCCTTCCAATTTAATAGAGAAAGGATACTTAGTACTGATAGCACTAAGACCACAAGCACGAGAGACATAAACATAGTCAGTCTCTCGCCATTTGGGCGCATTAGTAAACGCCCTGGAGCTTCACAACCGTGTCGTTGACAAGGGTCTTACCCGTGCCAAGCGCGCTCGCCAGCATACCAACGATATCGGTACGCTCTTGCTCAGTCGAAGACTGATCAAAAGTGAACTCGAGTTTCGCGTATGCCGTCCGAACAGTAACGGGCGAAACAACACCCGAAACCGTCTGGTCCTGGACAACAGGGACCGCGAGATTCATGATCGCGCGATACTTGCCGCCAGCCGTTCGGTTAAGGGAAATGGTGAAGCGTTTGTCACCGATGGGTACTCCCGTCGATTCCGCAACCGTACCAACGTTATTCGTGATATCACGAGGGGCGAAGATATGGTCTACCGGTGTCACCGGCGTCCGGTCTGTGAGGACCAGGTTCTGTAGCTGAGGCATTAGGGTATACTTCCCTTTTGTTTAAATTGAGCGGAATTGCTCAATTAATTAGGCTACGGAACAACGCTAATGCGTTTGCTCCATGGATGGGTGAAAGTGGATTCTTGACGTATAATGATGGCATGGGTGCCTTGAGAAAGGCAGCACGCTCATAACACATCTTATATCCATCTCCTCGAGCGGGTGTTCCGGTCCATAAGGTCCCGGAATAATCCTCTCTAACGGTGAAGTTACCAACACCGCGTTGGGAGATGTATCCACCAACGAAGTCCAAACCTGCGAAGGCGTCGAACCCTTGTATAACATTGCCAACTGGCATACACCAATCAACAAGGAAAGAAAAGGGAACTAGTTCCCACGCAACAGACAATGGGTTAATTAACCCTGCTCGTCCAGCGTCATACTCAATTGAATTGTTCACTTGAGCAGTGATGTGGCAAGTTACTGTACAAAGAGCTGACTTTTCGTCAGTTTCAATGTGAATACCTTGACCGGCATCATAACGACGGACCCCTTGAGCCATATCTTGAACGATACGGCGTCGGGCATGGATCAGCTTGGCTGCGGGAGTGAGACTTTTAAGGATCTCAAAACCGCCATGAATGTCCTGCATCAAGGGTTTCCACCCATAGATGTAGGCGAGCCAAGCATTGGCTGCACCTTTCGTAGGAGAACCCCAGAGACTCTTAAGAGTTCCGAGGTCACCGTGTTTGAGAGCACGGAGTCCTTTGAACAACCCTATCGCTGTATCAGTGATAAGATTGAGAGTCTGTTTCGCTGTCGCTGCATTCTCACCAAGATTGACCTTCTGGTCTTGGATCTTGAGGAGACACTCAGTTATGGCCTGGGCATGGAGATTACCTTGAACCTCCATACGAGCAGAACCATAGTGTTGAAACAACTGCGAATTGAACCCGAAATCAACAGGGCCTTCAAAGCTGAGATCGTATCCATGATCATCTGGAACATAGATACGCCTCGACGATGGGGTCTGATGATTTTTGAACATCGAATTAACATAATTCGATGGCGGGATCCAATGAGTGCTTGTAGACGGGATTAACGTACGAAGATTATTCGTATGAAAATCACGCTTAGTGCCACTAGTCGTGCAGTAGACCAAATCGTTAATATCGAATTGGACCTCGTCACGATATATGAATTTATAACGGGAAGGGTAACCCTTCCTGTCATTGAATTCACCATAAGGCGCACCCATATCAGAGCTCCAGGTGGCTGGAGTCATCAGGACGGATATTCTCCGGCCTGATGTGACTAATGAAGGAATTCTCATCAAGAGTTCCAACATAGTCAACTAATGAATTGGCGAAGAGAGGTCGGATAGACCCGTCAACATCAATCATTAGACTGGACATCTGATGTCCAGAAGAATCGAGAGACGCAGAGAAGATAAGCCGTAAGGCCATACTCCGCTGCGCGACCGATTCCACCCATTCGTTTAAATGACGAATGAGCTCCGACACAAAATCGTCTTCTCGACTATAGTCGAAGCAGACCAATCCTAGGAAGAGACCTTCTTCGTTTCCGAATTGGGCCTGGAAATGACCAGGGGTTTGAGATGATGCACACTTGTGCACCATATTAGACATCATCATTTCCATTCCTTTCTAAGATTGAACGATTTTGCGAAGAGACCCGACCCCGAAAGGGGTC